ATACATTGTTGTCTTGGAGTGTGACAGATCAACGGTTTTTTTATTGGCCGCGGATCATGATGTGGTATAGTTTGGTCAACTGGATAGCATCATACAGAGGATCAAGCCCGGAGGCGGTTTGGGTTGATATTTGGGGGGCTCTATATGCCGATAACCTACATGGGGCGATGGCTCCTATCAAAGATCCGGGCCGCCAATAAATCAAAACAACAGGCCGCAAAAGAGATCGGGATCGGTGCGCGGGCTGTCTATCGGTACACCTCAGAACACAAAGAATATTTGCCAGATACGATCGCGATCATCAAAATAGTTTGGTGGATCGCAAAGGTCGAGAATCGCGATCCTCTGGGCGTTTGGGTTGAAGTTTGGCCGATCATTTGTTCCACGTGGAACGACAAAAACAAAGAAAAATAGGCCTAAATGTCGATTTAACTTGCTAACTGTTAAACAGTGTGTAATAATAAAAGAGTAAGCAACAACAAACGGAGAAAAAAAATGGATTATTGGAAAAAACAAAATCAAGACTTTTATTGGTATAAACTTAAAGAAGAAGCCAGAAAGAGAAAAGCTATTCAATTAGATCATAAGTTTTACCTAATTAAGAAATATAAAGAGTGGGTGTCAATTTATCCTTGTTTATATAATGATATTAAAAACGATGAAGAGTGTCAGCGTTTATCTAAATGCGAAGATTGGGCAACTCTCTATCATAGAATGTGCGCATTTGTAGATAAAAAGAGAATAGCTTTTTTTGTAGATTAAAAAATAAATAAAACAAAAGCCCGAAAGGGCCTTTTTTAGTTTTTGGGCAATTGATCAGCTAAGAGGTGCATATTTTTTTATGCGATCATATTCTATTATGTCGATAAATTGGACGTTGTATAATATTCCGAAAAGAAAAAATGGATTAAATGTCGATTTAATTTGCCAACTGTTTAACAGTATGTAATAATATATATGTAAGCAACAACAACAAACGGAGAAACAAATGACTTATTTAGAAGGAACATTCGGTTATCAAGAGCAAGAATCATTTTATAATAGCGAGTGGGATCGTCAGATGGCTAAAGCCAGCCTTTATAATAAAAAAGAAGCAGAAGTTAGATATTATGAGCTTAGAGAAGAAGGATCTTTAACTTATAAGATGGTAAAAGAGGACGTTATTTGTCAAGAGTACTCATTGAACGAGGATTGGCTTGCGCTTGTCGTTAGAATGGAAGAGTTATCGGGTATTTTGCCCCTTCAAGGTTGTAAGCAGTTAGAGCCCGGCCCATTTTAAGATACCAAACCCCCGCCCCTTCGGGGGCTATCAACAACAACAACAACAAACGGAGAAACAATGCCTACCTCAAAAAAAGCAAAAATTGAAATTATCACAGACGAAAAAACTATAACTTTTTATGTTGCAAGAGAAAACACCTCCTTGGATTGTGATGGGATTATTGAAGTTTTTGTAACCGAAGATCTGAAAAACCAGATTCAAAATCTAACAAATGGATTTTTTAGCATTTGCTTTGACGGTCAAATTTTACACGGAATCACAGCACAAGCTCAAATCTGAAAAAGAATTAGTTATAAAGCCTTGGCCCCTTCGGGGGCCTTTTTAGTTTTTGGGATCAATCCTCTACGATAGGCAAAACAACACATCTACAATTACAATCCATTGATGCCTCACCAAATTGGCCCGGCCCCTCTGCGGCAAATGCGGCGCTCCCAGTCTCAAGAACAAACGGCAAATGTGGATCGGTGGTTTGCCCGTCAAGATCTTTGTGTAGATCTCTAACAGTATCCCAATTTCCGCGGGCGGCTAACCATTGTTTTTGTATTTTGATCCCTTCATCCGCGGCTTGTTGGTATGCTGTTACAGTTGCACCATTGACGCTCCTTGTTGCCTCTGTACGGGCGATCAGTTTTGCCCGGCCAACGTCAAAGGCGACATCATTAGAGATAAGAGAACCGATCTCAGGTACACTTAAACCCTCAATTAACCCCCGCGTTATCTTCTTTCGGATCTTGCGCTCTGTTGTTCTGGTGATCTCTGTTATGGATTGGCCGATCATTTCGGCGGCTATTTGTCTCCCTCCAAACTCAAGATCAAGAGGCATTTGTTGACGGGCTAATTTATAGACCCGTTTTAGTTCCTTGGTTCCTGTCAATTTCCATATGAAATTCCATGTATCGCCGATCGTTAGTTGAGCAAATGCCTCTTCTGTTTCCCGGTCAAATAATGCCGCCCAATCATTAACGGCTTTAGAGGTGATCATAGGTGATCCCTGTACAAATTTAATAGACCGCACTTCTCTAATTTGCTGTCTTGCTCTTGCCGCGTAACGTTTTGCGGCCCCCCGTAGATATTCCTCAGTTGCTAAGAGGATCTTTTTTTGGGCCGGGCTCCAGCCCTTTTCTATCCACTCTTCCCAAATCAATTTTTTTTTTATCTCATCCTCGATCACTTCTTCCAGTTTAGGCGGATCGGGCTCTATTGTTTTAGAGACAAGGAGGGCCAAGGATCGCATATCGTTAGCCCCGGATCTACTATCTTCCCCAAGATCTTCCGAATCTCCCCTAACGATAGGAGCATCACCAAGGCCCTCAAAATTATACGCCTCACCCGGATCCATTCCGTTCCTAATATGGATCTCAATACGCTTAAGAGCCGCATCACGGCTATCTTGCAATTCGTCTATGTCATCAAATGATAGCTCAACCCGCAAAAGAGGATCGAACTTTTGAGCTATTACAGTGAGCATGTGAGTAAGTTTTTTAGATCTCTTCTTTTGTACCTGCCAATAATGGATCGCTTGTTGTCGGGCCGTCGCGTAGTTTGCCGATGGTAGGCCCAAGACAGACGGAGGGCAACCAACAGCCGCCGATATAGACTCTCTTGCCATGACACGACTTTCTTTGTATTCCATATCGCGCGGGGTTAGCTGTAGGGGCTCGACCTCAACCTGCCCAGAAAGCACCATAGCTCCGCCCTCTCTGGCCATTCCTGAATATTGATCGAGGATCTCCCGTCTTCGTTCCCGGCCCCAAATATCTGCAACGTCTTTAGGGTAGATCAAAACATCCGGGCGACCTTTAGCGCTTGCCATAGATGCCAGTTTTTGCGCGTTAATATCTGCGTTGATCTCACGTGTAAGAGGCTCAATAACTCCAGTCCCATAAAGGCCTTTTGGGCCTACATTATAGGAGGCATTGCGTATATGTATAACTCTTTCAGGAGGATACAAAACGGCAACACCTGAGGACTCATGCCGATAGGATACAATACCCAATTTTGGATCGGTTACGATCTCGACCTCTTGAGGATGCAACCGCATAACCGAAACAGGTATATCACCATCGCCCAACAAGATAGCATAGGCATTACCCGACAAAATAAGATCGGTTACAATTTGCTCTCTAAAAAGATAGCCATCTATATATGTTGAGGGTTGAGCAAAGAGATCTAAAACCTCATGATCATCTATGATCTCAGTATTTTTGCCCTGTCCTCTCAAAAGCTTAATAGGAAGAGCCGCCAAGTCTTGAGCGCTACGTGATACAGCCGCAAAAGTGTAACCATGCCCCCCGTAAGCGCTTAGAGCAAGTTCAGGAGACATTTGCGGCCTAACTCCATAGGGATTTTGCCAAGAGGCGCCGTGTTTGATTGTAAGGGGCTTTTCTTCAACCTTTCCGATACCTTTGAAAACCCCTAATAATCTACTCATAAATGTTTGTTTTACTGGAAGATCTGACATATCACCCCCTATCGTCCTTTGATCGTGTCAATTCTCTTAATCGGTTCTCTTGCTCTATGCTCTTGAGACTATTGGCCAAACCCTCAATTGATACCCCTATAGCGTCAAGTTTTGCAGACATAGAAACGGCCTCTTTGGTCATTTCTGACATTTTAGCGGCAAGGTTGGATCTTAGCTGAGTTCTTTCCTGATAAAATGTATCTCTTTCCCCGTCATATTTAGATATGACCTCCATAAAACGTTCTCTTATCCGCTCCTCTTCGGCTTTACTATCATCCCGCAATTTATTTAATTGATCCGTAAATCGATCCGATAGTGCATCATTTCTTTTTGTGGTTTGTAGATGGAGATAAAACAAAAACGCGCACATGATCCCCAATGATCCATAATCCAAAATGACCTTAAAAAGACTCTCTTCCATATCAACCTCTATAAATGCCGCATGTATTTCTGTAATAATACAACCTGATAACGGAGGGCGTCCAACCCATGATCGTATTTTTTGATTGGGCGATCTTTCCCCGCGCCCTCACTCCAACGATATAGCCTAAATTCACGGATCAATTCTTTGCAATTATCATGGATCAATAGATGAGGTTTTCCATTTGCATCTAATGACAGGCGCTCTTTTACTGAGTTGATACCATCCAAAACGGCTTTGTGGGCTGGCTTGGTTGATATGTTACATTCTCTCGCAAGCAAAAGCCGGCCGTCTCTACTTTCAGGATCGGCTACAGTCCATTCTACAGGGGGATCGTTAGCAGACATCATATTAACGCGGCGCCCGTTCTCTAACGTTGTAGCCTCCGTTTTATAGTACTCTCGATAGACGTGTAAAACATCATCATCTCTATCATGAGCAAACCAAAGACAGGCAAACGGGTTTCGTGTTCCAAAGTCGATCGATCTGTATCGAGGCCAATCTTCAGGAGGTACAAAAGATTTTATGATATGAA